TGCTTATTGAGCGGTCGTGAGCGTTTGCAATTACCACACCCATAACTATGGCAAAAATAACTCCAACAAGACCTATAAGCAAAGGTACTGCATTATCTCCGTTTGGGTCACCCATTATGCGTTCTCCTTCTCGATGACTCGGTTAGTTGACCACTCCATATAACGGGTGTGGAAACAATTAAAACAATACCTGTCCCACTTGTTGAAGGCGTTCAGCTCTGTACGGCAATCAAGGCAGTTCACCCTAACTCCTTCTCAATAGCTTGGATAGTAGGGCAGGGGTAACGGGCGGGGTATATATCGCCTTCCTCACCACTGTCGCAAGCAACGCAGCATACCTGTGGGTTGTTGGAATTCCATGTAAATGGTCTATGTATCGCCACTACTGCACGAAGGGCGTTAAAAGCCGCTTGAATATCTGTTTGACCACCTTCGTTGTATTGAAGGGTTGCAAATGGATGGTTGCCCTTTACCGCAATCTTTGCCAGCAATTCATCGTGGGTCATTACCAGCCTCCTAAGCAGTCGTTGGAATGTGTATGTATAGAGTATTGAAGTATATAGGCGCCCTTGTTTGGCGCAAAGAGCTCAGTGCCACAGGCACCGCACTCGCCAAACCACTCCTGTGCAAAGTAATCGTAGGTCACTTGGTGTCTACCAAAAATGCGTAGGAAACTTTGGCTGGGAACATAGCGTCAATGTCTTCTTCTGTTAGGTAGCCAGAGTAGAAGGCTGACATGATGGCGTCTTCGTCAAGCATAGGCACCATCTTAATACAGGTGTCTTTGATTCCCTTTTTAGTAAGGATGTCTTCCGCAACATCCATGTCTAGCGTCTTAGATACACGGCGCTGTCGGGTAAGAGTTACCTCTCCCGCAATATCGTCCTCAACATTAAATACACGATGGCCGCTCTCGTTGGCTTCAATCTCATCTACAACTTCAGTGAGGCGAGCTTTGAGTTCGTTCTGGCGTTTTGTTAATACACCTAGCTCGTCTTTAAGTGCTAGGTACTGGCGCAGGTTGCGCTTTACTTCTGATAGTTCCACGGTATCCCCCTTGGTCTTATAGGGAGAACCTAGTACGGAATTATTCCTGTGTCAAGTAGTCTTCCAGCGCCTTGATAATCACGCTGGTGACGGTCACCTTCTCTAGGGCAGCCTTCTTCTGCACGGCTACCCAGAGCTCGTCAGAGACTCGGATAGTACGCGTAGGCGTCTTTGGTGCGTTAGGCATTGTCCTAGTCTATATGATAGCGGCGCTCAAGAACTGCTTTAAACTTCCTATGGACATATCTATGCCGCCTTCTTCGTCTATGCCCTCGCCGTCTATAACGGCATCAGCCACGGAGGTCTTGAACTGGAGGGCCTCAAACTGGCGCTCCTCAATACTTCCCGCTATGAGGATGTCTTGGATGACAATGGTTCCCCAGGTAGAGGAAGCGCGTTTGATTCGTCCGTTGCGCTGAGTAGCAGCACCTGAAGACCAAGGTAAGTCATAGTTAATAAGGAGATTTGCGGCGGGCAAATCGACGCCATAACCACCTGCATCAGAACTAATAAGGACCCGTACTTCCAGTAACGTATTGAATGCAACTTTATTCTCCTCTTTAGTCTTGGCGTCTAGCTTGCCTGAATACAAACGGCACATCTCAGGACCTAGCGCCTCGGCTATCTTGTCAAGCATATCTACATAGGTAGCAAAGATTACAACCTTGTTAGCCTCGTCTTGGTCTAAGAAGTCTTTTACATATTGGATTAGGTAGTCAAGTTTAGGGGAAGAGTCTACGCCTTCCAGCATACCTTCACGCACAAGCTCGGCAGCGTAAGCTGAACCCTCACCTGTCATCTGACCAAACTTAGTGGCGCTTGTCTTTAGTAGGTCTGGGTGGGAGCAGAGCATCTTGAGCGCGCCAATCTTAGACATAATCTTTCCGCGCATCTCATCTTCTGGCCCACCGCCTTTAGACTCATAGCCGTAGTGAGCGTTGATATTAAACGAGGAACCAAACAATGCCTGAGCATCATCTAGGTCCTGCAACAAGTCTGTGGTTATGCGTGAGTAAAGCTTAGAGGTCTTGCGGTCAAAGGTAATAAAGACAGGGTCTTTGTGAATAGATTCCGGCAAGAAGGGAGCGACGTCTGGGTCTTTCTGTGCTTTGCGGACAGATGCTTCTTTCATCTTCTCGTGCAGTGTGCCTAGGTTGCGATAGCGCTCTACGCCGCCCCAGCTATTGCGAACAATAAAAGCGCGGTCAAAGATGTCAAAGCGACCAAGAAGGCTGGCATCTACAAACTGCATGATGCTGTAAAGCTCTTCTGGCTTTCCGTTTTCAATAGGCGTGCCAGTCAAAGCAAATCTGTAAGGAGAACTTACTAGTCTCTTAACTGCTTTAGAACGCTTAGAGCGGAAAGACTTGATGGCTGTGGCTTCATCAAGGACGACAAATCCTCGTGGTAACTTTTTGATTTGCTCCCAGTCGTTAACAATCTGCTCATAGTTAAGAACAATGTAGTCAACCCCAGAGTTTCTCCAGTCGAGAGCTTCTGCGTATTGTTCTGCTCTTTTCTTTGGTGTTCCATCAATAACCAAAGCTCGTGAAGACCCATTAGTAAATTTCTCAATCTGGTTAGCCCACTGGTATTTAAGTGAGGATAAGCAAATGATAAGGCCTGGCTCGGTAACTTTGTTCTCATCCATCAACCGCTCTATGGCAGCAATGGTCAGAACGGTTTTGCCTAGACCAAGGTCGTACGCAACCAGCATACGCCCCCGCTCACACATACGGTCTACGGCTTCTGGTTGGTACGGAAGAAGCGTACCTGTGAAAGTCATACTAAGTTATACATCCTAGTCTTAAGCAGTAGCTCCAAGTCTTCTACGGAACCGCTGTTAAGAATAGTCTGGTCAACGTCAAAGTTAGCAAGCTGAGACTCTGATACGTGGTCGTTAATGGCACCTACGCCTGGTCGCTCTACCCGCCAGAGCTGTGCATCATCATATTTTTTAATGGCTGAGGCTTCATTTGAAAACCGTACGTCTGTAATAACCCAGTTTTCCTGGAAATGAACTTGACGCAATACCTGCTGTATCCAAAAGTTTTCACCAAAGATTACTCGAGCGCCTATACCAGTGTCCTGCAACAAGCGACGAACTTCTCTACGAGCCTTAGTAACTTCCCAGCCATACTCTTTAAGCATCTCGTTAAGGGTATGACCGTTTTCAAGGATGGGGTTAATCTCTACAAGTAACTCTCGAATCTTGTCGGCAAAAGCAATTCTCTTGTAGCCGTAGCTATCTACAAGAATCTTTGCAACTGTGTCTTTGCCTGACCGCGCATAACCTGTTAGTCCAATAATCATACGATTGCTTTCTCCCCTTTAACTGAGTGACGAGCGTTCTGTAGCCCCTCCTCAACCTCCGCCAAGCTCATGCCGCCAATATCCTTAACGTCAATCTTGCCGTAGTTGAAGAACCAGCACTCTACACCCATATCCTGCGCAAGCTTTAGCATTGCTAGGGAATTGGCGCGTCCCGCCTCGTCGTTGTCTAGAGCAAAGATAATGCGGTCAGCTCCACGAATCAAGTTGAATTGCTCGTGTGAGATTATCGCTCCGTAGGTGGCTACCCCTCGACCATTAAATCCTATGGAAGCTAGGCGTACTACATCCAGTGGGGACTCAACGACAATCATGTCTCCGCCGCCATACTGCTCGTAGCCAAATAGCGAGCCGCTCTTCTTAACCTTGGCAGGTCGGTTGTTAAAGTAACGGCGGTCGTAACCCTTTTCTTGCCAGCCTAGTAACTTGTTGCTTAGCGGGTCACGGATAGGAATAATCCAATTCTTGTTACGAGCATCCCACGCTAGACCGTAGTACTTGGCGCTGAACGCTGTAAGTCCTCTGGACTTCAACGCTTCTTCTGGCACGTTAGTAAAAGCGCTGAGCATAGACTCAGTAACTGTAACTGGGTCTTCTATAACTGGCTTGGTTTCTTTAGTAAGCCTATTGAACCTAGCCACCATGCTGGCAGCTGAACCTACCCAGTCATTGACATCTTTGTAGTCAATACCAGTTACATAACCGATTAGCTTGTAAAGGTTTCCCTTCCAACCACAAGAGAAACAGATGAACGCGCCAGAGTCGGCGTTAATCCACCATGAAGGGTTGTTGTCTACGTGACCAGTGCGCTCTTTGTGAGCATAGCAATAGCCGTTAATCTCATCTCCGCGAGTGTCAAGTACTTCTATGCCAAGGCGGGAGAGAGTCTCAGTCATCTCCTCAACTGTCATAGGTCGTCTTCGCTCACTTCACGGAACTGTCCTGTATTCCAGTCCCAAATCAAAGATACTTCGCTAAGGCCACCGTTACGGCTAGCAATAACGCGTAGCAAACGAGTGTCGTCTACGTTCTCGTCTTCGCGCTGTAGGCCAAAGATAACGTCAGCGTCTTGGTGGAAGGATGAGGAGTAACCAATAGAGTCAGCTGTGACTTGGCCTTTCTTCATCTTCCATGTCAGCGCCTGGGTTGAGATAACAATAGGCTTGTTAATCTTCTGCGCCAAACGCTTTAGAGAACGAGTGATGTTAGTAATGGCTTGTGGAGTGTTGGACTCACCAGTCTGCTCATCAATCATAAGGTAGGTACCGTCGATGAATACGATGTCTGGGTTCTTGCTCTGAATCTTGCTGGCTACAGCGCTAACGGTCTGACCGTTGGCTGAGTCTACAAACCAGAACTTGTCTGGCATGTTCTCAATACCAGAGGCAATCTTTATATAGCGGCCTTCTTCTTCTGGAGTCAAAGAACCAGTCATAAGACGGCGGTGAGAGATGCGAGCGCGCATAGCGTAGTAACGGCTCTTCTGCTCAGCGTTGCTCATCTCAAAAGACATAAACATTGGAGTCTTGCCCGAGAGGTGCGCGTTAATAGCAATCTGCAAAGCTAGAGTTGACTTACCTGTCTTAGGTGGAGCAACAATAACGATTAGCTGTCCTGGTTGTAGACCTGAAGTTGCGTCATCCATAGTTTTAAATCCTGTCGGTAATCCTAATAGCCCTGGGTTATTTTTACGGAACTCATATTCCTCTTTAGCCTTCTTAGCGGCTGCAGTAATTTCAAGGTCGTTAGAGCGGTTAAGTCCCTCTTCCTCAATCTTAATAATGCCGCGCTCAATCAAAGCAAGAGCGGCTTCGTGGTCTTTCTGCTTCTCTAAAGCATCAAGGGCACTACCAATTGCGTTAACAATGTTTAACTTACGGCGTGCATCAACCAGTCTGTCTACAAGATAAAAGACACTGTCCTGAACAGGAAGCAGTTGATAGGTAGGAAAGTTTTCTTGTATGACATCCATGCTCGGGCACTCTTGATAGTTTGAGTAGTGCGAGTGCAGGAACTTAAATAGCTTCTTGTCGGCAGGGTCGTTAAACCATGCCTCATTAACACCGCGCTCTAAAATTATTCCAAGGTCGCGTGATTCAATTACTTTGCTAAGTAGCTTTGCTTCGTTATTCATAAGCTATTGATGTCCAATCCCCAGTGTCCGTATCGTAGCAGTCGTTCAGGTTTATCTAAAACGCCGACCACTTCGGGGCGATAGGGGAGCTCGGCCACTAAGTGGCCTACCGACTCATACGCCGTAAAGTATCTAAACGGATTAGTACCCATGTTGTCAAGAATATCCATTGTCTTAGACAGACGTTCATCGTCTAAATCAAAGGATGCAAGCTCGAGTGTTATCCCGCGCTTGACGGTGTATAGATAGAGAAAGCTAAGTGTTTCTCTTCTAATCTTTTGGTTGACCTCTGGTACTGGTACAACCTTAAAACGTTTTTTAACGGTGAGCTCAACTTCTAAGAATACGTCTGTTGTAACGATTATTCTCTTGGGGAGCTCATTGCTGATGTCCCCTCCACGCATTAGTAGACCTCTATTTTTCCAAACTTAATAACGAACTCACGAAAGTCCTGATTGGAGCGCTTCGCTTTATCAGCATCTTCTTGCGTAGCGCGGCTAGAAATCTCTAGTGGATAGGTGCCATTGTTATTATCGAGACGAGCCTGTACGAACTTAGTGTGCTTACAGGTCTCGCGCCCTTTAAATCCTGGGCAAGTGCAGAATAGGTCACCACTCTTGTTGTTGGATACCTCAAAGATTCCTGGGCCAGGCACGTGAGACTGGCTTAGAAACACTTGAACTAACCGAGTAGCGTTACTCACTTTATTCTCTTTCATTTTCTAAGGTCACCTTTGAGAGAGTTAATTGGGAGATAACCAAAGGCTTCGTTAGCAAAGCTTTCTGTGGCGTCACCGTAAAGACCTGCCCAATTCTTTTTCTCAATGTTAGTAGTAACAATTGTAGGCAGACCATTGTTAAATCGTGTGCGCAAAACTTGATGTAATACATTCTTTTGCCAACCAGTTTGAGTGGTGTGTTCTTTACCTATGTCATCTATAATTAGCAATCGAATGTTATAAGCATCGTTCGGACACTCACCTAGTAGTCCTTGATAAATAACTACATCATCATCTGAGCCCTCGTCGTGAATTACGCGGCCATACAAACTAAGCAAGTCGTTATATGTAATGAAGTATGCTGGACGAATTAACGCGCCACCCTCTTTGACATCAAACTCTTCCAAAGAAAAAGTTCTAAGCACATCCTGCATCAAAGACAAAGCAAGTGTTGTCTTGCCTTGACCTGGCTTTCCCCAGAGCATTAAACCCTTGCCACAGAACTTGCTGTTAGTAGCACGGATTACCTCGCCACGTTTAAACAGCTTGAGCCAGTTATTAACCAGCTCCATGTCATCGTCGCTAATGTCAGTGCAGTCTTCAAGAGTCCAGCCAACTCGAGCGGTTGGAATGTTAGCTATCTTTATCCATGTCTTGCGACGAAGCTTTACGTCTTCTTCTAGGTTATACATTTCGCAACCAATCTCTTGACTTATCTATTTCTTGCTTAATCTCTTCAACCTGCTCTTCGGTAACCATAGACTGCTTTGCCTTTTCTAGCAACAAAGCAAACTGGGTGATGAACCGCTTCCACACCATTTCAGGGTCACTGAGCTGGGTGTCGTGGCGGATGCTGTCAAAGTACAAACGCATCATGACTATCTCTACATCCCCAGTAGTACCGAACTCGGCGCGCTTGTTAGCCAAGGCATAACGAAATCGGCTGCGGGTAACTTGCCACGGCGCGATGTGGAAGATGCCGTGCATCTGGTTGGCGAACTCAAAGGTTGAATCCGTGACTGACCAGTTAGCGGCGTTTAGCTCACTGCGGCGAACCATGTTCTCGCTGACGCGCTTCTGGTTAGCCTCCGCCTTCTCAGCTTGCTTGCGGGCGTAATGCTTACGCTGAGCCTCAAGCCGCTCTTCTTCTGTTTCGTAATATTCCACGTGAGCCTCCCGCGAACTTGTTTCGCTATTCGGTTTACTATTTATAGAATAAGCATTAAAGGATTTATAGCTATTCAGCTGTGTCTGTAGTATGTGGATACGGGTTTCCAGTAACTGGTAACCCGCACTGGTTACTCGCAATGTAGAGACGGTTTTGCCGTTGCTCATGCGGTTAGTGATGGTCTCTAGGAGACCCTCCTTCCGAAGAAGGGTGATTGCGTTCTGGATAGCCTCTCGGCCTTCTCCGACTACCCGAGAAAGGCCCGCAGCGCCCCCGTGGGACGGTCTCATGGCTATTTCCTCGAGGATACCTATGGCTCTGGCTGTAATCACGCCTTAGAGCCCTTCTGAGGCTTATTAGAGGCACTTAGCTCGGCCCGCACAGCCTTGGCTATGGCTTGGACTAGGTACTCAACGGCCATGTAGACCTCATCAAGCGTCTCGTCCTCGTCCATGTCTTCTTCCTCCTCAGGGTCTTCTAGGGGAAGAACGTACTCTTCCTCGACCTCTTCCTGTTCAGCCTCAGGGATTTCAGGCGCGTCTTGTGCCTTGGCCTTTGGAGAGGCGGTAAGCGGGTTGAGCCCATCGGTCAAGTCAAAGCACGGGACGCCAGCCTTCTTGCAGTAAGCAAGTAGGTTCAGGCAACCTGTGTCTTCGTCAGACCAGAGAACAAATGCAGAAGCTTTCTCTCCTTCATTAGAAGAGACTGCTGCAAGTAATGGGTTATCTACAACCGCGACGCTACATGGCGGAAGGCCAGGTGCATCGTCTTTGGTATTGAATACAACTGTTTCGATGTTTTTATCTTTTGCAAGCTGGGCTGCGAATATCTGCCCTTGGCTTGGCTTGCCATCAAACGCTAGGACCAATATTCCTTTAGGGCCATTAGCGTAGTAGTGGTCTTCCATAAGCGCTTCTAAATTAGCGCGGCTAGTAATTCCGTTACCAGCGACTATCACATAGTACTTGTCCATTCGGACCTCCTTTGTAGGGGAGGCCTAGACTAGCACAGGAAGTTTTATTGTCTAGCGGAGTTGATTACTACAGGGCGGTATGTCGCAAGGCGCTCGCCCACGGTAAGAAGGAAGCGACCAAAGAATGCCCCAGCTACTGCCTTGATAATAAATCCTTTGACAGTATGAGTAGAGACTAGGTAGTTTCCGCCAGCTGAGACTATCAACGAGATAACAGCGTTTACCGCAATAGGGCTAATGAATACGTTGAGTAGGTCTATAAGCGGGGTTAAGACCGCTAAAACAAAAGCCGTAAACATTCCAACAAGTAGTAAGTCAAACATGGGAAAAGTGTACTACGTGTTTGGCTGGCCTATGTACAACGCCGCCGTTGAGCCTAGCACTAGCTGGGATTGAAGCACGTCCGTGTAAAGTCGAGTCTGAACGTTCAGCTTGTTCTTGTAGTAATGGCTTCGTCCAGCGTTAACTGCGTTGCCTTCCCACATAAAGTCAGTTGTTAGTCCTGGTCCGCCACTGCCATCAAAGTATGGAAGCAGGGTTCCAGCGTTTTCAAACACAGCTTGGTCTAGATATGCAACGTTACCTGATGTAGTTCCCCATACTAAGCTGACACTTGCATATGCCGCATTGGACGGTGCGGTATCTGTTACGTATGGTCTAGCCCATGAGCCAGTGGGTACGCTTGTTGCAACCCCAGTTGATGAGCTTATAAGGGTATGTGTTATGTCGTACCAGTTTATAACCGCGGTCATAGACTCAGTTGCAGTTACTGCTTGAGCATAAACGCTAAACGTGTACGAAGTAGATGGGTAGAAGATATTGCACAGCTCTGACGTTGTAGAGCCGTCCCATGAGCTAACAGAAACTGAAGAACTGCTAGCTGTTACCTGATATGTGTGCCCTGTTTGGTAAAGGTTTCCAGTCGTTGCAGTAGCTGATTGGTTGGATGCCGTTACGGCAAACGACAGTGAGCTTAGTGTTACCGCCGTAATTGTTCTCGTTCCGTTGTAGTTTCCTGCTGTTACCCCAGAACCAGATACTCCAGATATGTAAACAGTGGCTCCGACTTGAAGGTTATGTGGGGCGCTCAACGTTACAGTGGCTACGTTAGAGGATATAGCTGTTGAGGTTATTGAATAGTTTGTCGCTGTAGGCTCAAGAACCGTTGTTACTGACGACGAAGTTCCGCCAGATGTTATCCAGCTAGTGGTTGTTGGTGCCACAAAGTGTGGGTTTATAAGTTCATTAATTCTATTTGCTTTTAGTGTTACGTGCAGCTGCCGTGCCTCATCAAATGAAGTTGGAGATGATGCGGCCTCAAACTGAGCTGCGTCAAAGAAATGGTGCTCATTAGAGGCGCTACCTCCAATAGAGGCAATAGAAACTCCAGGGCAGGCATAGGCCGCGCCAGAAGGAGCAGCAGCAGACACGTATGGTCTGTAGGACGCAGAGAACAACGCTGTGTTATCTGATACGCCAGTTCCAGTAGAAGTAGAGATAAAGTTACCTAAACGGTCAAACCATTTTATAGCTGCCGTAACTGCTCTAGCTGTAGTGCCAGCGCCTTTGGCGGCATAGATACTAAATGTGTATGTAGTTCCAGCGGTTACGGGTATACCGTTTGTAACTGGCTTATCGTCTCCGCAGTAAGCTGTAACTGTTTGCGAACTGGTTGAGAGGTTATACATAGCAAGTACTCCACCAGTTTTATTGGGAAATAGAATTGGAGCAGTTGGCTCTACCCATGGAGATGGGTAGGGGATGACAGTTCCATACTTTCCAGTTGTCGGGTTGTATCCACTTGTAGGGGCTAAGTTAGCCCCTGTAAGAGCAAAGCTGATAGTTGTAGGCGTTACAGCAGTTAACACTACGGGCACAGCGCTGTTAAAAAGAGGATAAGGCAAACCGCTAATAGTTATTGAGTTACCTACGTCGTAGTAGTTTGGCCCAATTGTTAGTGTTGCAACGTTAGAAGTTAAAGACAGAGTCGTAATAGGAAGAACTTGAAGTTGGTCATAGTCTGCAGTTCCGTCTGTTGAAACCCAGTGACCGCTGCTTTCTTCAAAAGAAGAATCATTGTAATCAAGCATAAGATTGTGCCCAATAACAATGCCGTTTACGCTTGGGTTAGGGGCAGCCGCTACTGTGGAGGAAACTAGTGTGCGCTGACCAGTAGTAGGGTTAATAACAAAACTTGGTTGTGGTACTGGGTTAGGTACACCCCAGCCGCTAAAGTCTTCTAGGTACCCAACAAGTCCGCGCTTAGAGCCGCGTTGTGAGGTTAGTATTACGCTGTCGCGTAGAAGAATTCTGTTTTGCTGTAGACCAATTGCTTGTTCGTACTTTTGGCCAAATTGATTAAGCATGGTGGGGATAGCTGTTCCGCTAACAGTTTCAGTGTTGTAGCGGTTAATAAGAAGGTTAGAAAGAGTTTGGTCGTAGTCTAGCTGGAACCCAAAGTTACTAAGGAACGCATAGAGGTCTGGGTTGTCCCAGTCAGATGTTGCCGCGTAGGGCTGGGTAATTTTATAGATTTCCGGCAAGTAGCTGTACAGCTTATCTGTGTTACCGCAGTTTTGTACAGAAAGGCCAATAGCGTTACCTGCGTTAGTCCAAACATAGTTAACAGTGTTGTATACAAATATGGAATAGTAGTAAAACGCACCTTGCACTAAGTTTGACGAATCAATATAAGTTACTGGGTCTGACCCATTATTAACTACTAATAGCCGTACGCCATCGTATGGGTTAACTGGGTAGCCATACGCGTTTCTTACCAAAATTAACTGAGACCATGTACCAGAAGGGTCAGCCCACTTAAGGGTAATTTGGCCATAGTTTGATGGCGTAGCAGTAAACGGAGAAGCGTCATACTTAAGCGGGTTCGTGCCGCCGTAATAGGCTATGCCGTAGTAGTCAATACCGTAACGTGACATTAGCTTAGAATTCCACCACTAGCATTTACAGTAACAGAACCTACGCCTGTGCTATTTCCACTAAGCTCGTTGATTGTAGGTATCTCCCCAGTTCCGCAAATGATGCTTCCTACAGTAAGTGCTGTAACAGAGCCACCAGAGCTTGGTGTAGAGGAGACCGTAGGGGCCACTAGAGCGTAGGAGAACGTGTTGCTTGTTACAGCCGTTACGACGTATGTTCCGTTAAACGTTGAGTCAACGTTAGACACTGAAATTGTCTGGCCTACGGTTAAGTTGTGAGTGGCCGATGTTGTTAGGGTAGCAACGTTTGCCGTCAAAGCCTTATTAGTAATTGAGAACGTCTGGTCTTGGTCAGCTCTTACCATCTTAATAATTTGCTGAGACGCAATTCCGTCTACCGAGCCAATAGCATTATGTACGTCAGACTGGTAGATAGTGTCACCAAACACAACGTTATCAATGTTGAACAGGTTATTGATTGCTGAGGTTACGTTAGCAATAACTGAGGACTGGCTATAGGTAGGCAGAACAGTTAAAGCTACAATAATGTAGGCTCCCACATACTTTGGTGGTTGAAACGTAATTGTTGTGTTTGCTGGCGCTTTATCTACAAGATAGCTCTGTATAGAAGGCACAATATTATTAAACACGGTTGTAGGAGTGGCATTATCTGAGCCGACTCCAGGGTCACCCGTAGGTGCTATGTACAAGGTAACAGAAGAATAAACGCTTGCTGCTGCAACCGCTTTTGATACTCCAGTAACTTGAACAGCAAGATAGGCGTAGTCAGTTAAAGATACAGCTCGGTTAATCGCACGAATACTTAATGGCGCATTAATTCGAATTGAGTCGGTGCTTTCTGGGTCAGCGCCGCCAGTAGCAGCTCCGTCTCCAGCAAGACTAACATCTTGGTTAAGTACAGATAGACCTGCTGGAGTAGTTCCAGACGGCCACTTAACAATGTACTTAATAGTGCCAGACGCCACGTTACCTATTACGCCACCGCCAATTCGGTAAGTAGCATAAATTTGAAGTCCGTTTGGCGGAATTCGACCGCTAATTCCATCGCCAAATTCAATGTAAGTAACGCCGTTAGCATTAGTAGTTGCGGTGTAGACAGGAGAGTAACCACTTGAATCAATCAAGTAAGGGACCTGCTGGTACTGAACTCCGCTTACAGTGACCTTGATACTGCCGCTAATAACAGAGTGGTTAGCTAGTTGATACTGCTGGTAAGGAGAGCCATTAGAGGTGCCAATAATTTCATTACTAACCGTCGTTCCTTGAGTAGCAGCTACTGTAGCTGAGCCGTTAGTTGAACCAGACTTTGCTGGGACCGTAACAGCTGTATTAGTTTCAAAGATAACCTGGGTGCTAGTTGAGTTAGCAACAAGGGCTGTTGCTACCTGAGTGAGCGCTGGCACTGTAATAGGGGAGGCCGTAGAGTTTTGGAAAGTCAAGGTCACACTTGATGCCGTTGACTCTGTTGGGATATAACCCAAAAGGCTGGCAATGTTCAAGACGCTTTGGCGCTGGGTGGCTGTGGTGATGAAGCCTTCGTTTGCGGCCACATCGATGTAGTAATTGAGTATGTCTCCCATGTAGGCAAATAGCTCTACCAAGGTCATGCCTGGGTCTGAAGGGTCTCGGTTTGTCCAGTTAGGGGAGAAGTTAGGTATAAGGCTTGTCATATCAGACAAGATGGACGAGTAATCCCTAGTTGTGTAGTCTATGGATGGTACGTAGTTATTGGTCGCCATTTTAAGCCTCCGAGATTAAATCGCCAGACTGGCTAAGGATAGCAGTCTTGACCACAACAGTGTTGGGGGTACTAGTTGAGCCGTAGTTATAAGTTATAGAAATATTCAACCCGCTAGTCTGAGGGTCGATGTTTCCAGTGACACTAAGTAGGGTTAGGTACGGCAACCACTTTGCAAAGCCAGCCTGGATGTTTTGCTCAATAACGGTTAGGGCAGTTCCTATGTTTTCAAATGCCGCGCCGCGGATATTTGTGCCAAAGTTTGGTCGCATAACCCGCTCGCCAAGTAGCGTCATGGTCATAAGGGTTATTCTGTCTTGGAGAATTTTTGCGGGGTCCGTAGTAGCCGAGACGCCCCCATTTACGTTAAAGCTAAATGGCAAAGAGATAGCTGTGCTTGTCATATTTGTACTCCCATCCATACAGGGTGATTAGGGTCTCCAGCAATAAACA